ATGCCTCCTCCCAGGGGGACTTCATGGGTCAGAAGGCTCAGCAGGTAGGGACAGGCGGTGTTGGAGGCACAGTTGCTGGACTACTTGCCGCCCCGTTTACTCGAGCAGTCGCCCCCAACGTTCCTGACGACATTCAGCAGCTGCGCCAAATGGGGGTTACTCCAACTCCAGGACAGCGACTTGGCGGAGTGTTCCGTCGTGCTGAGGAGGGCGCCAGGTCAATTCCAGGTCTGGGTGATGCGATTGCCAGTAGTGAACGTACCACAATCCGTGAATTCAACCGGGGCATGGCTAACAGGGTCTTAGGGCACGTCAATAAGAGTCTTCCCAAAAACGTGAGGCCGGGGCATGAGATGATTGACCACGTAGGGGATGAGCTATCTAAATCGTATGACGCGTTGCTCCCTAACCTGAAAGGTCAGATTGATAAGCCATTTCGTCATCAGCTAGATATTCTCACTCAGATGGCTGACAGCTCGTTCCCTAAAAACCAACAGGAACAGTTCCACCGGATTCTGAAGACAAAGCTATATGACAAATTTACCCCACAAGGAATGGCCAGTGGCACCACCCTGAAGGAAGTGGAGTCGGAGCTGGGTCGACTGGCGACTGGCTACCACCGCTCACCGGACTTTGACCAGGCTCAGTTGGGTGATGCCTTGCGAGAGGTTCAGAACGCCCTCCGTCAAATGATCGGTCGAGTGAACCCGGATTATCAGGGGCAACTTCAACCCATCAATAAGGCCTGGAGCGAGTTTCTCCGACTGGAGAACGCCGCCGCCCGGTCTGGCCCCAATGGGGGGGTCTTCACTCCTGGACAGCTCATGACCTCCAGTAAGACTATGGACGCGTCTAAACACAAACGGAAATTTGCTCGTGGCAAGGCAATCATGCAACCGGAAGCTGACCTTGGCAACCGAGTACTAGGTAGTAGGCTAGCCGATTCGGGGACGGCTTACCGCTCGATGATGGGCCTTGGACTATTGGGGGGTGGATACACCTTAGGAGGCCCGGGCCTACTGGCGTCTCAGCTGGCGATGTCAGCCCCCTATCTTCCTGGGGGGCGTCAGCTGATTGATATTGCTATGAGTGGGGGAATGGGGATCCGCAAGCCCTTGGGGGAGTTGATGTATCGTGCTTCACCCCTCCTCGGGATGTCGCCACTTTCTGCAATAGCGGAGGAAGAGGCGAATCGCCGCTTGGAGGAGTATAACCCCGAATGGGACGAGTAACGCCCTCAGTGTTTCGTCTTTTGTCATAGGAGCCTTGGATATGGCCGGCGGCACGTTTCGAAGCCTGTTGAACACCCTTAGGGGTCAGCAGCTTACTAAGAGGGAGTTTGGGGAGATTGGCAAGAGGATGAACGCCATCCCTAAGCAGGACTACTTCACGTCGGCCCCTCGCCCCGCAAGGGATAAGCGAGACGCCAGAGGAATTTACGGGGTCGAATTTCAGAATATGCCCTCGGGGGATCCAAGTCGTCCTATGACTGTTGCTCGAGACCTCCTGGGGGCTCAAGGTGTTGAGTATGTTGTGAGTCCCCTGACCCTTCGAGACGCCGTTGATGAGCTTGACCTCAGTGACGCGGACATCGAGGCCCTTATGAGGCTTGGCGACAAGAAGGCCTACGTTCTGGACACTATTGGCTCTTGGCCCGGGTCCGGGGTGGGTAAGCGGCTGTATCCTGGTATTTGGGATGTGATGAGTGGTGAGCGGGGAATGGTGAATATCACCGGGGCCCTTACCGATTTGAACATGATTAGGAAAAACCAGAATATGGCCGATGCCATCGTTAGGAACCCCATCCTGGGGGAAAACCGGTTGATCCCCTCGGCAGAGCAACTCAGTTGGGGGGATCGGAGTCATCCGGTGACTACCCCATCTGAGTTCATGGATATGACCAACGATGAGAAGATTGGTGCGCTCACCCTGGCTCAACTGAAGAACGCGGGGAAAAGTATTCCGTTGTCTAGTACCCCGCTTCCGCCCCTTGGGGGGGCTAACTCCTACGAAGATCACGCGGTCGCACTGTTGGCTGACTCGACACTGGACCCCAACTGGTTGTCTCATGAGTACATCAACGCTCTTCTTAACCTGAAAGTAGGGGGTCATGACAGCGAAGTGAGGACCCTACTCAGGGGTGCCATAGCCCCCGGCCCCTCCCTGTTGAAGCGAGCAGCCATTGTAGACCAAGTAATAAATGGAACACGTGAGTCTAGCGATCCCATGATGAGGAAGGGGCTCGGCTTCAAAGCAGGTGGACTGACTCAATGTTCGTGTCAGGATAAAAAACCCTGACCATTGACTGATAGGTGCTCAAGTGGGCATTCACGGTATCCGCATGTTGGGGGGCGCCGTATCCCCCTCCCAGGTTGACTAACACCTTTGTGCCCGAGGCCTTGCAGGCCTTGAACACCGCGTAGTCCCTAGAAACAAACTCGAGGGGCAAATAGCTCCCCACCCTGAAGGTATCGCCAATCAAAGAATCCGCCCCAGGCTGATACAGCACCACCTTATACAAGCCGCGACTGATGTCTTTTAGTGCCGGATAAAGACAGTCGTGGGCGTCTTGTCCCGGGGGAAGAGTGGGTGAAAGGTCGCTGGTAGTAACGTAGTCTACATTCACCAGGTTCTTTTGTTGGATAATATCCTCACATCCGTCTCCAAAATGGGCGTCACCGTCCAGGATCAGTACCCGTGACCGCTGGCCGGGGTGTTCTGCTGGAGCACAGTCCAGAGAATCTGCCAAAACCGCTGCGATCATCATCGCGTTAAATGTGCAGAAACCTCCGCCGTAGTCATACCCCGCATGGTGGAAGCCGTTTGTTAATGAAAAAATTGCCGGAATGTCAGTGGCCATCAAGGTCTCAAACGAATGAACGTAACCCCCGACACTGGCTATGATTGCAAACACGTGGTCGTGGTCAGTGGTACCAAACCCGTTTTCTATCTTACCCGACCGCACCTTATCTATGTAGTCCGGATGGTGGACTAAGCGGAGTTTAGTTACCAGATCAGCTGCCATCCCCTGGACGTGGGGGCCGGCCCAGGGCTGTCGTTGGAGGAGTTCAAACAGGGTTTGGGCCTTGTATGAACCCATCTCGAGCCCCTCCGTCCTCGGGATGTTTTGGAAGAAGTTATAGAAGTACGGTACCATCATTTCCCCCTTCGGCCCTTGCGATCACTGACCAGGCTCAAATGGCAGGTGTATTGGTGGGTTAACCAGTCAAACGCCTTAGTAGCATCATCAAACCAAGAGGCAGGAAATCCCAACTGGCCCAACTCCTGGAGCATCTCACTCTGGAGCTCAGTCGGCTTCTCTCCTGGGCGCTTGAATTCTATAAAGGCCGTGAATCCCTGACTACCCAAAATCATCCTGTCGGGCCAACTTCGGTTTCCCTCACCATTCATCTTTCTCAGCTTTAATGGCTGCTCATAGTTTCTACACTTCCGAATAAAGCTGTTTTCAACCGTGGATTCCTTAACCCTTCTCTTAAAGACGGCTACCATCAAATTTCTCCCAGTAGGTTGCCAGATGGCGCATGAAGTCGTTTTGGGTCATTTCTTTGTTAGTCAGCAGCTGTGCAAGCTCCTCATCTACCGTCCCCTTTACCATGATTCGATATACGATCACCATTCGCTTAAACCCCCTCCTCCGGATTCGACGAATCATCTGGTCATAATGGTCGTAGTCATGGGGAAGGGTGTAGAAGGCCACCGCCCCGTGCCCCTCCTTAAACTTCTGGAGATTTAGACCGTGGCTCATTGACTTCGGATTACCCATCATCACTCGATACTTTCCGGCGTTCCACTCATTCTGGAGTTTCACGGTTAGGCGGGGGTTATCCATGACAGGTACGGGATCCTGAAACCGTCGAAGCACCTCCTTTAGGCGGGCCTTCTCATGTTTAAACCGATAGCCTATCAGCAGCTGATTCCCTTGGAGCTCTTCAATCAGCCCACTCAACTGTTCCTCCTTCAGGTCGTGGATATGGAGGGGCACTTTCTTCCCCCGCTCATCGAGCTCATCCAGGTAGATGTTACCCCCCGTGAACTGGAGCACTTTCATTGTCAAGGCCCCAGCATTTGCGGCAGTAATCTTCTCACCACAGATTGAGACGATGCTATTCTTTACAAAGTGGATGTATTTCTTTTTCAACTCGGGGGGGAACTCAACCATACGGTCTACCATCTTGAGTAGGGGCAGGTCCTTATAGGAGTTCTCATCCAATGAAAACACCCTGGGGGCAATTAGACGCTTGATTTGTCTCTTACCCAATCGCGTGACTGTCCAGGTCTTTCGTCCCCACCCAGACTGGCGGAAAAAGCGTCGTCGGTACTCCCGAAGGCTCTTCCCAAGCAGCTTGCCCCCGTCCATTGCCAGCAGCTGACCAAACAGGTCTTCATAGTGTCTAGGAATTGGTGACCCGTTCAGGATCCAACAGTAGGGGGCCCCGCGGGACCCTTGAAGGAACTTTAGGGCCTGGGATCGAAGAGTGTCAGGATGCTTAATATTCCCTGACTCATCTAGAACAATTAAGTCCCAATAGCGGTTCGGGAGGGGCTGCTGGGCGATCCAGGCCAGCGAGTCGTAGTTTGTGACATGAACATTATAGGTACGGTCTCGCAAAACCTGCTCACGTTCCTTTCCGTGTATCACGCCTACCGTTAAGCCGTGGAACTGTTCCCACAGCTTTGGCTCCTCAGGCCAAACCGCGTAAGTAGGCCTAACAGGGGCAACTACCAGCACCCGGCGGATCCTCTTCCGTCGCATTAGGTGGGTGATAGCAGACAATGCGATTGAAGTCTTTCCCCAGCCTGGGGGAAGAAATAACCCAGCTGAATGATAGTGGGCTCGGAGAAAATTGCGAGCCTTTAGTTGTGTGGCGTCGGGAACCCAGGTCTTCATAGGTAGTAGAAAAAGGGGAGGAACCCTTGATCCCCCCCCCTCCTAGCCTCCAAGTTGTTGATTAGGCAGCCGACAAGTCGCTGACCTCAACCTCGTACAACTCACGACCGACCTTCACGGTGGCCACCTCTTCCTCCAGTTCGGTGATCTTGCCAGCGATTTCCTCTCCGTCGTCCTCGAAGGTCACCTTCTGGCCGACTTTAAACTCGGGCTCGGGGGCTTTCTTCTTGCGGGAGGTTTTCTTGGGCGAGGGCTCGTCGTCTTCATCCGCGCCATCCTCCTCCGGGTCGTCGTCTCCGTCGTCATCTTCGACATCTTCCACCGGAATGAACTCGGAGGCACGCGGGCGATCTTTGCCCTCATACTTCTCGTTCACCACGATGACCCCCACGGCCTGCCCTTCGAACTCATCCAGCTCCAAGTCCATTGCACCATCCTCAACTTGAATTCCCATTGCCTCCAGCATGTTGCGCAGGTTCCAGAGAGCCTGCGGCTGGAGACTGGTGTTGTGCCAGACCTTTCGCCCCTTGTACTTGCCCGAGTCGACTTTCAGGGTCCAAGAGATGTACTCATTCCCCCCCTGAGACTCCTTCAACTCAGGGATCCCATCCACCACGCACGCATAGGTGCCATCGGGAAGGGATCGGCCGCCGGCCTCAACTCCCTCGAAATCAACCGAGATACCAGCGGATTTTTTGCCTTTACTTTTGCGGAATGCCATGTTTAAGTGCTCCTTTTGATACGAGTTTTAGCCCCACGGGGGGCACTGGGGGTGATATCCGTCCCCCTCATCATTGTCATCAGACCTTCAAAACTGGGGTCGACCATGAGGGGAGGGACAGGATTCTTTTTGCTGGTGCGAACCTTCGTAGTATATACGCCATTCGCCCCAACACGCAAACAATAGTTGACTACCCGGTCTCGCTTGCGAGTCTTGGGGTCACGTTTACCATAGGATTCTTGGATGTGAGTGCAGCCCACAACCTTCACTAGGCCGCACAGGGTTGATGCTACACTCGGCATCACGCGGGGACCGACTGTCGGGTCAATCATCTGGTCTTCGTCTTCGGCCTCATCATTGCCAAAGGTGCGATCATGGGCCAGAAACACCACGTGGATGTTGTCATCGATCAGGTCTCGATAGCTTGTCAGCCATTCCTTCATGCGGCCAGATAGCTCTCCAAACAGTCGAAGACTCATTTTTGAGGCATTGTCATCCGCCATGATTTTTTCACGGCACAGGTCTTGCATAGCAGACACTTGGTCAATGATTACGGTCTTGTAGTTGCCCTCCTTCTTCAGCATCCAGTAGACCTCTTCAATATCGTCCCAATCGGTGACTGACAGGACGTCGATCCCCGGAACATCATAGACTGAGTCGGTACCTTTCTCTCGGATATCCAAGATTAGGGCGGGCTTCGGAAATGACGCCGCTAGAGTGGTTTTCCCCGTACCGCTGCGACCGTAGAACAGGGCGGAGAGGGTCAAGGGAAGTTCATGCACGGGCTGAATCCTACTCATGATGGCGCTGTAGGGGGATTTTTTCTCTGCCTGCGAACTTTTGACGATAGCCATGGTATCTCCTAGACTTTGATGGGCTTGTACTTTCGGGAATGGGGGTCGTCTCCATCCACCTGGACATAATCATGCTTCAGAATAAAGTCGGTGTCAAGTCCCCTTAACTCAGCCGCACAAAGGGCATGAAATTCACAGCGGGAGCACTCACGGGTCATACTTCTGACAAACATCCCGCGATCCATTGCGTAGATAATATGTCGGATAGTCTCCATGAAGTCAGCTGCCATGTTTTGGATCATTGATTTTCCCGGAGCTGGTAATGTAACACGCTCAAAATACCGAGTCAATCCCGCCTCCTTAAGCCGGTTTAATATGTCGCGGTAATCCTCCGGGTTCAGCCCCAAGCGAGTGATCTCACCCAGGTAGGTGGCGTAGTCGGTGTCGAGGTTGGCCCGTTTCGTCAGGCCCCCCCGCTTCAACTCTTCAGGGACGGTGGGGGGCTTGGTGCGAAGGTAGTCCCACAGCACGCCGTCAGCTTCCATCTCCAAGTCACTCTGAGGAAGTAGCCATACATAGGTTAGTAGCTGGAGGTCATTAAAGCGGGCTGAGCTGTCGGGAATGGTCTTGTGGGACTTGTGGTCCATCACCAGCAGGCGGTCTTTAGTGTCGAGAGCCAGCTTATCGATGTGGCCCTGAAATCGAACCTTGTAGTCATCCACTTTGAGGTCCGTCTTCACCTCAATCTCGTAGGGATTCCCGTCGGGTCCTTTCAGGTACTCTAGGCCATCGTCCTGGTAGGTCTCAATATAGTTATTGATGATTCGGGCGCATTCCCCGAGTAGGTCACCGTACTCCTCCTGTTCTTCCTTAAATAGCTTCCCGTACTCCTTCTGATACTTTTGAATCACGGGGTCAAATGACTTCCCCTCAGCCCTCTTGTCCAAACACTCCCCTAGAATACTACCCCGGATCAGTGGGGCGGCCGGTCGACGCTTCTTGTAGAGATTGATGTACTTATACTTATACAGCTGCTGGCATTTGCGCCAGGTTCGAATTGCTGACCAACGCATAGTCATCACTTTTCGCGCCATCATGTTCTCCTAGAAGGTGTATTTATCATCGCCCCAATAGTCGCCAATCTCAACATCCACGACGAGGGGCACGGAAATTTCAATCCCAAAGTGGTCCAACAACTTCGGGTGCTCCATGAGCTGCTTAATCCGCGGGCCAATTTCCTGAACCTTGTCCTCACGCACCCAGCCGAGGATGGAATCGTGAACCTCCCCCGTCAATAATAGGTCATCCTTGCCTGCCATCTCAAATTCTTCGAAAAGGCTGAGCAGTGCCATGACCTTTAAATCCCCGGACCCAAACCCCTGAATTGGACTATTGATTGCCTGTCTCATTGCTTCAGCACGAACCGACTCCTCGGAGGAAAATACCCCTGGAAGGCGACGGATGCGACCAGAGGGATAGGCCATAAAGCCCTGAGCAGCAACGCGCTGTCGGACGCGCTCATGCCAGGGCTCAAGGCCATAGTAATTACCAAAAAATCTCTTCCGAAACTGCTGTGACTCAATATCTGTTACCTCCACCCCGTATTTCTCTTTGGCATAAGACTTGTACTTACGCCATCCCATGCCGTAGATATAGCCGAAGTTAATCGACTTCGCAGCCTTACGTTGATCCTTCGTGGGGATGTCGTCACTACCCATGGCCGCTTGGGCGGTAGCCACATGGACGTCACCGCCAGTTCGGAAGATATGTCGCAAGGTAGGATCCCCTGACGCATCAGCCACAAGGCGCAACTCAATCTGAGAGAAGTCAGCACAGACGTATAAGTAGCCTGGGGGTGCCCCATAGATATTGCGGATAGTGCCATCCCTGGGTGTCTGATGTAGACGTGATGAGAATCGCCCGGTAACCGTTCCGTGAAGCTTGGTGCTAATGTAAAGCTTGTTTCCCACCATCAGATCACTGTAACCATCAATGTAAGTAGACAGGTTCTTTTTCGCCCCTCTCCATTCCAACAGCAGGTTAACAATCGGGTGCTTGTCCTTCAAATCTATTAGCGCGGCTTCTCCGGTGGAGGGCTTACCGTCGCCAGTAAGTACAGTGGATTCAAGCTTCAGATGGCCGTACAGGAACTTGCTCACCTGGGAAGGAGACCCCCAATTGATGGGCTTACGGCCTGGCTGGTACTTGTTCATTTCCTGCTCAAGTTCAATGATCCGCGCCGTGGTTGTAGCTCTAGCCTGCTCTAACGCATCCATGCGAATGTAATGGCCTCGGTAGTCAATTACCTCAAAAGCCCTGGCGGCCGGCATTACCAGCCTCTTGAATAACCTATTCAGTCGGCGGTGCTTTACCAGCTTCATCCGGAACAGGCGCTTGATGAGCATAGTGTAGTACGTATCAAGGCAATTGTATCGGTAAAGCTTTTTAAGTTTCTCGGGCGGAAGGTGGCCAGTCTTTTCCCGGAGGGTTAAGTCATCATAGTCCTCTGCACCGCAATAGACCTGAGCTAGGAACTTCAAACCGTTTGGGCTATTCTCGTCCAGCAAGTGGGATGCCAGCATGGTGTCAAAGCCCAAATAGAACCGAAAGCCGTATTGGGAGAAGATGGAATTGTTGTCAAACTTGCCGTTATGGGCAATGAACTCCTTATCTTCGTTGCCGTTACGGCTACCTAGCTGCTTAAGTAGCTTAGCGGCCCACACGGGATCATCGTTCTTTTCCAGAGGGAGGCACCAGGACACCAAGTTGCTGAAAGTAAAGGCAATTGAGTTAACCCGAAAATCAGGGGATTGCTGGATCCGCCCAGTGGTCTCAACGTCAAAAGATATTTCCTTGGACTCATCCCAAGCAGATAGGAAACCCTCTACGTTCTCTGGGGTCACTACGTACCATTCAATTTCCTCTGGTTCTTCATACTCCCCTCGAATCAGTTGGGCTAGCTTCTCAATGGCCTTTTCAATGATTGGCTTACGGCTCGGATCCCGGACTATCACCCCTGGGGACATCATTGGGAAGTAGTTAATCCCGTCCAGTTCAATAGGGTTAGCATGATAGTCCATGATCCCAGTCCGCCTAATGGCCTTCAGTGGGGAGGACCCGCACAACAGCACCCAAGGCGGCCGAATTTTCTCTATTTCTTCACGCAAATACGGCAAACACCCCTTTAGGTGTGAGGCTTTCACTTTTTGCTTGTAGGGTACCACGCACCCCAGAGCATGACTAATGAAGAGGTCAGATCGACTGATGCCTTGGTTCTCCAACATCGTCAGCAGCGCCTGGCCTGCTTCACTTTGCAGGTATCGGCCCCCCTTTGCTTCCCTAGCAGTGGGGGACTCCATAACGACCATTAGCCTCGGGGTTTTGACATTCCCTGTCCCGGGGGAGCAGATCACCGGGGACTTGTTGCACAGGTCGCAGTTGGTACAATTAGGATTCCGGGACATAGGCGTAGACCTCAACACCTGACTGACGAAGGAGTATTATACCATCCGATTTACGATACTCCTCAAGATACACCACCCGCCGTAGCCCCAAATTAAGTAAGAGCATGGCGCAGTCATGGCAGGGGCTGACGGTGACATGGAGCGTAGCGCCCTTCAGGGGGATCCCCTTTCGAGCCGCCCACGAGATAGCGTTGGCCTCCGCGTGATTGCATCGGATACACCCCCCTGTAGGGCCGATAATGCACCCCTCCTCCAGGCAATGGGGCTGACCCTGAGGGGCGCCGTTGTAGCCAGCTATCAAGGGGCGTCCTTCTTGTGAAAAGACCGCGCCAACCCTCTTACGAAGGCAAGTGGCCCGTTTAGACCAGCTAACGGCGTTTTCTATTAGAACGGCGTCTCGACTTGCTCTTTTGTTCATTTAAGTCCTCTGAGAAGTTCACGGTGAGGGGAGGCTGAAGCCACTTCCTTAGGGAGTCCATCATCATGAGGTAGCCCTCAGCCTCTAGCGCAACTAAGCTATCCACATGTGCGGTGGGATCCTGCGCGGCCATGAGCCGCCGTGCGCGCAGGTCGTAGAGGAACTGAAGCTCATCGAGCAAGCGAACAGTAGACCGCTTGCGGACCCGCTTCATTATCTCAAGGGGGTTGTAGATCACGTGGCAGCGAATGTTACCGTGGGGATCTGTTCCCGTTCGTCGGATCACCGCGGATACTCCAAGATTGCGGCTTTAATGTGGTCCACGTCATTGATGAAGCAATGAAACGAGCCAATGTTCATGGTAAACCGGCCCATCCTTAGATCCTTCCAGCGGTCTGGACTCGCTAGGCGAAGAGACTTAATCACCCACAGCTGGAGACGGACAGCTAAGTAAATGTCATCTCGGAAATGACGCAACGCATCACATGACCGAATGTCATACCTCATGTGGAGCCGACCGTCGTGATGGTAGAAATGGTAGAACAGTGAGCATGGGACTCGCTGCCCCTGCGTAGCCCCGGTGTCCTCAGGGAAGAAAATGGGTAACACCGCCTGGCGGGTCGTTGGGTCCCGGTCAATTAGGTTCACCACGTCACGTAGGTCACCGTAGGGGAATCGAGGCCCCCGATTAGGGGTGAGGGTTTCCACGCTTCCAATAATTAGCTCATCGCCCCCGGCCCCGTCCACGGTCTTTCCCGCGTACTTAGGCCAGAATCGCTCAGCATAGGAGTGGTCAAATTGGGCCCCATGGGTGCGGAAGGTGTTGGCCCGGTTGCTCCACGGCCAGTCTTGCCACGTGAATCCCGGATTGACGGGAAGGCCACAAACTCGGTCTCTCTCGAAGTGATTGTCAGCCCAGGGCAGGTTGGGGTGAATATCATCCCGGTAGTGCTGAAGTTCGTCACTTAGACATACCACTTCGAAGCTATCTCCCCATCGCTCCAGCAAGGTGGCCTCTTTCCGCTGGCTAACGTCCATTGATTGCCAGGTAAAAGGCTTGATTACCTGGTGATTTTTAATGAGCCGGGACATTAGGGTTGGGATTGCGTGACTGAATGAGCCGTAAGTGGCCATCAGGGGTTCTCCTCTCATCGTTAAGTTACATTATTGCCCAACTGTCTAAGGCGGGTCAACTCGTGCTAGGTGTCCGCCGAGCCTTTCTCTGGGAAACACTAGCAACGGCGTCATCATACGAACTACGAGCGAACCCCGGGTGGTGCTCGTCGATGTATTGGATCAGTCGGTCACGGGTCTTACCAGTGATTCGCTTCTCAGCGTCCATCTTAACCCTTACCGCCTGAGCGAACTTCTGGATGCCCCGGCCCTGTTCCGGAATTAGGTATCGGGCCGTCCACTTAAGTATCCAATCAAAACACAACTGGTCGGTTTGACGAATGGTCTCTAAAGACTTAATGGGGTCCTTAAGGTGTGGAACAATTGTCACAAAGTAAGCCGGGTGGAAGGTGATATTGTCGAAGTGAGCAACCACCCGCTTAATGGCCATCCCCTCCAGGTTGAAGCGGGAGAGGATGTCCTCATACAGAAAGATGAGGTCAGCCGGAAACTTCTTCAAGAATTCCGTAGTGCGGTAGTGCATATTGACCTCCGCCTCACGTCTGTTGAGCATGGTAATGGTGACCGCCAGAAGGCAAGACCCCATCTTGCTGCCTCGTGGCCCCCCATGGTCCTTCACCAGCCGGGCGAAGCAGGAAATAGCCACCGACCGGTACCTTGGCTTCTCCCGATACTCATCCCATAGGCCCGACGCAGCCGTGATGCTCTCCTCATGGAGGTAGTTACGTCTGAGCTGGTGCATCTTGTTACGGCTGTACCCCGCATCTGAGAGGGTGAGGTCCATGTCCGGATTGAACTCTAGGCGGATGTTTCTGAGGATTTTGCGGCTGCCTGAATACAAGTCGGCTGGCATGGCAGACAGGGTGATTGCATGCCGAATCCAGGACTCCTTCATGCTCATCAGGGTTGCTCCTTAACTGGGAGCCCAAGACTGCGAAGGATCTCTTTCAATCGGTCCTCCGGACCATGCCAGCCCTGGGGCTTAACAACGTCCAAGGTAGAACCCCGCTTAGACTGAGTCGCGTCGGTTGCTCGGACTTTGCTGAGGTTGGCACGCTGAACCTCTGCCATCCCTTGGGCCCAGGCAGTGGGGGTGACCCCCATCATGAGCGCGGTGCCTTTGGCCACATAGACTAGGTCCAACAGCGCATCAAATCCCTTAACCAGGCTCTCTTCCTCACCCCCCATGGCACTGATAAACTCGTTAAGCTCCTCCTGCAGAAACTTAGAGCGGAACTCAAAGACCTCCCGAGAAGGACGATCTTCAGGGCACCAGGTCTCAGGAACGCCAAACTTCTTGTGGAAGGCGTGAACCATGGCGGCCTCTGGGTCCTCAGGGTGTAGCTTCGTGCAAAGGCTGGTCAGGAGGCCCTCGTACCCATTCGGCTGAGTCCAATCATACTGACAAATCACCTTAGATATCGGATGGAGTCCCATAGATCTCAAAGTGTCCATGTACGACCCATAGACCTCATGAAGTACCCGCAGGTTTGAAACAACCCCTTCCAGCTGGTCGACCTCGTTATCACAGCTCATCACTTGACCCAGACCGGGGTCACAGTGGACAATTGCCTTTAGGTTGTTGAGGTTAGACAGCTTGCGCAAGGATTGATGGAGGGTGAGGGAGTGCACCTGTCGAAGGACGGGCCCGTAGATGTACTCCGAGATGGCAGGGCATCGATCCGCAATGATAATGCGGTCGCGGGACAAAGAGTTAACTTGTTCCACCCAGGCCTGAGCCTTATCGGGGTTTGACGGGATGTCGCATTCCTTGTATGCAATAGCCTTCAGGTCTTTAGCCAGTCGAGCGATGAGGGTGCTCTTGCCAGTGAAGTCGCAGCCCTCAACGATAATTAGCCCGTTCATGAGACTTTCTCCTTAAATAGCGGTAAAAAAGCCCGAGGGGTCAATCCCGGGCTCCTCGTTGGTGGGGGACCTCAGACGTGATTATTCGTCGTCGTCGTCGTCGTAATCTTCCTCATCAACGGCCTTCTTGGCACGTTTTGCTTTGGCCGAACGTTTCGGCTTAGCTGCGGGCTGGTCGCTTTCGTCGTCCTTGCCAGCAGCACGAGCGGCCTTACGGTCCACGTACCCGTCCAGGAAGTCCTCGATTTCAGCCAGCTCCTTGGAACCCGGCGCCCAGGCCCAACGGGCATTTTCGTCACGGTTGAACTTGCGACGCAGCTGAATTCGAGCGTCTCGCGGCAGGATGTCACGCGCTTCGCACAGGTCCTTCAGGGTTACCAGGTCATCGGGGCCGGTCTCCTCACTCATCGGGGCTTTCTTGGAGGTTTTCGGGGAGACCTTCTTCACTTCATCCTCTTGGGCTACTGCTTTCTTGGCTCGTGCCATGGTGTTGCTCCTTAAACTTAGTTGAATTGGTGTTCCTTTCAGAACGTAGGGCCATTATCCCAAAATCCACTGGCGCCTGTCAATAGGTCCGGCTAGGATTTCATCAGGTTTTTTATCTGCTTAATCAGTGCTGGAGACTGGGACTTAGGCCAGGCCCAGCGCCCCCCCGGCTTCTCCAGGTTGCTTCTGCGAAGGAGTGACCGCAGGTGTTGACTGGTGATGCCTACCTGAGCAGCCAGCTGCTTAAGAGACAGGGTGTTTGCCCGTAACTGTGACCGCTCTTGTTTTGACAATCGCTCGCGTTCACCGCTTTTCCCAACCTGGGGGGCAATAAACCGGGTCTCACTGTCCTTCGACTTCAGGATGGCAGAGATTACTGCCGCCGCTTTGTCAGTACGACCCAGGGTTGATGTGCTGTAAATCTTTGCGGCGTGCTTGAGGCTGCACCGGCTATACGGCACAATCTCTTTTTTAACAAACTCTGAGTCCTGACCGTGCCGCTCCAGGTCTATGGTGCCCGACTGCAACGTTAGGAAGTACTTGTACCGGTCGGTTTCACCGACGTAAAGGTAGCTATAGCGCATGTGACGGGTTAAGAACACCAGCGTCTGCATATTGACCCGGCAGACTCCTACCCCTGGAAAGCTGACAGTTATCGTGGCCACCTATTTCCCCCGAACCTTTGGAACAATCTCAGTCACTACGTAAGGTCCTTTGTCCCCTCTGGAGTAGGCGTAGTCTTCCGCCGCGTCGTTAGCTGGAAGGTCCGGGGAATCATCGAACCAGACCTCTTCGGTGACCCACTCCTCAGTCTCCGGGTCCAGGTACTTAACCTCGTATCGCTTCTTGTCCATCATCGTCTCCAAAAAGTTGGCCCCCGAAGGGGCGGAGGGCTACAGGAGCTTCTTTGCTTTGAGGTAGGCCGTCATTTTAAGCTCAGCGCCTTTCCCCAGCCAGGCTGACTTCAAGCGACGATCCTGGACCTTGCCCGTGTGCCAGTCAACGCGCTCAGTCACCACGTTTAGCAGCCCCCACGCTGTTCCCTGGGCGGCAATCAGATCCGAGCCCAAGTAGTTATTGGTAATGAAGTTCATGTAGGTCTCTTCGGGGATCTTTGAGGATTGCTCCGCCATTGGCAGCTCAAGATCGCCGTAGACGTCAATGAAATACCGTGCAGCTTCCTCGTAGCTCACCCGCCGATCCGCCAGGCGTTGGGCGGTGTCTGTGAATTCCTTCCAGCTCTCATCCAACAGCTGGAGCTCTTTCTTAACCGCCGTTGCATCAAACGTTGAGCGATGTTCCACGCGGATGATGGGGCTGCGACCTCGATCCTCCCCCATTGCTGCCTGGATAGTGTTATTGCACACGACTCGAGTGCGAACATATCGAGCGGTGGTTGCGAGGCTACCGTCGCATGCCGTGGCCAACAGCAGATGTTCCTTCACCATGTCGTTATCCATCCGAAGCTCGTGCGGAGTGCGTGCCATGGCCCAGTATTTGGAGCCGTTAAACAACACCCCAGCGGTGTCGAGCACGAAGCCCCGCTCTTCAACCAGGTCCTGGAAGAACTCCAGCACCTCTTCAGGCTGGACCACCTTATAACGACTCCCAACAACCCCTAGGACCTCCTCAGTGTCATCGCGGTACAAAGCGACTTTGTTCGGGACGTGGATTGGGGAGGACAGACCCTCAGCTGTCGCGGTCATCTGGGCGGGTTTAATGGTGTAGGACATGCCGGCCTCCCGCTTCCAATCGTCGATGGTAGCAGCCTCAGTCAACTTCTGACCTAGGCCATGCCAAGGGGTGTCGCCCACGTAGGCCATGGAAGCTTTGCCGTTTTGCATATTGAGTTCATGAGACATGGGGGTTTCTCCTAGTGAGTGATTAGCGTGAGGCCATTGTCCCATAGCTTATAGGTGGAGTCAACAGTTTTCTTAAGCTAAAGAAAAATGTCCGGGGAGTGGCTACACTAGGAGAAGTTGCACCTTACGGGCTATTTATCGTCGCCGCGCCGACGTGCTCTCCCCGGACGAAACTTGCTTAATGGTCCCTTAGTCAGCGGTTGCGCTCTTTCGCCGACCGACCGGACTGGTACTCCACAAGTGAGCTGATGACCTGGTCGGCATTGTCTCGGAGGGCGTCTTCAATCTCTGAGGGGGTGATATAAGGAATCGCTCGATCCCCGAAGACCTCAGTTATTAGTGAACTGAGGCTGCTGGTAGAGCGGTTAGCGAGTTCCTCTTTCATCCCCTGGAGCTCCTCAATCATGAGGTCCGCCTCCTCAGGGAATGGTCCACTTACAGGAACTACCGCCCGAAACTCTAGGGCCGTTACTTCGGTCAGCTCAGAGCTCCCTCGAACACTCCTGGGAACATCGCCGATCCCGAGGAACAGTGAGGCTCTTTCCATGATGGAGGTCCAGCCAATGTTGGTTTTGGCCCCGACGTGGGTGTAAGTCTCCGAGCGGGTCAGATACTCAGGGTTATCCCTGGTGCCCCTGAAGTAGATAGTGTACCTCCTCCCCATCATGCCGCCTCCTGCTGTGAAGTGATGTCCTCAGATACCATGATCTGAAACTGATTGACCCCCACTTTCACGGTGGCGATCTGGAAGCCGAACTCAGCATGCGCCACCTCGAACACGTCTCCAGGGTCTGCCAACCAGAAGGACTGTTTCATCACCTGAGCCAAGCAATTCTCCACTTTGGCGTAGTGTCGGGGTTTGAGCACCAGCTTCCGCTGGCGCACCCAGGACAGTACAATAGGGCGTCCCATATTAGTCTCCTCAGTTAATGAAGCCGGCGCGATGGTCATCGCCCAGGGGGTTGTTGAACTGCACCCGGTTAGCTGCATCATAACCCTTACGATGAGCCTCAGCGTTGGAGATTTGAACGTCACGCCCTTTGCGATAGCTCGCCCCCCCGAAGTGCTTATCTCGGGCTTGAAGCTTGGTGTTGACTACCACCAGGGCTGTGCTAGTGCTGAAGGCCTGATTGCGTGCCTCACGCATTTCCCGCATTCGAGTACTAAGTCGCAAGCTCATGACTTTGCGAAATTCCTCACGCGCCTGGCTGCTGCCCATCCCTGCCTGTCGGGTTTCCCGACGGATGCAATCCTTCAGATACTCAGCGAACCAGAGCGCCAAGATGACATCCTCCGCCTCGCCCTTGAATCGAACACCCGCCCCCTCCACGGGATGGTGGTCGGTTACTACAATAGTGTCAGTAAACTTAGCGATGGCAACCACCAGCCACTGATACCAGAGGGGCACCTTGGAGGTGGGTTTACCCTCGCGCCCAAATCCGTAGAACCCAGACTGCCAGTCATAGACCGGCTTATCGCCGCTACCAATCAATTGAGCGCGTTCGATGCCGTATTTCTGCATCAGCTTCTCAGCCATGCGCAGGGCTGTCTCAGCCTCGCTTCCTGACGCGCTGCCGTCTTCCGACAGGCGGAGGAGCTTAGCTACCTTCAGCTTAGCAGCGGTGATGTCCATTTGGGTTCTCCCAGTGAGTTAGTGTGAGGCCATTGTCTCACAACCCTGAGGTCAGGTCAACTGGTTTCTTTGAGACCCCTCAGCTTCTTACTCAACGCTCCCACTACCTGGTCTCGCAGCGACTCCTCAGTGAGTTCCTTGGCGTCGCTAAGCTTAACGGTGTGAGTGACCGTATGTTCCTTCCCCTCCCCGGCCCCAAGACCTGAGTAGTTATACTGGTAAACTACAACCCCCTCCTGACAGCTAACCCTGGTATGCATCTGACCAGGGCGCTCAGTCCGGTTATTCATGTCCCGCAAGATCCGACTAATTGCGTACATTTCATTCCTCCTCTTGGATGATCCTAATTCCAGTTGCTGCAGAGAACCCAAAGCAGGCCACCTCATAGGGGGGGATAGAGACTACCCGCTCGGTGGACCTAGTTGATCCCTTGACGACCCCTCGATGTCTACTTTTCACCCCTGGAAAGGTGGCCAGGAACTTCCTACTAAACCAGGTTCTCGACATGCGATTCTGCCGCTTGGCTGAGCCTGTATTGTAGTTCAAGTAGGAGTTATATAGCTTTGCACTTGAGACCGTTACCCACTCATCCAGCTCTGTTCTGGTTTGGTTCCACCAGGTTTGGTCCTCTAGGCAGTCGTTTAACCAGGAGACGAAAGGGTCCTGGTTCATTGCCGACAGCATCTGACTGTCTTCATACCCCTTTGTAACAGGCAGCTCCTGAATGAAGGAATGAGTACCGATCTCTCGATTCATGAGGTACAGGAACAAGTGCTCTGGTCCACCGGTATGTAGCTCGGCTATTAGGGATTTAAAATGCTTGGCGCTGGTCGCTCGTTGAGAAACAGTCGCGCTGGTGCTCTTAGGGGCCAAGTGTTTTGGCAGGTCCAAGATAAGGTATCGACGCTCGTCTGCACTGACGGGCACAGCCCACTCATTGTTAGTGACGATCATGATTCTGAGGAAAGACCGAACATCCTCTACTTCGGCGAACTTCTTCTCCAGGGTGATTTGGTTGCCTGTGATGATGTTCTTGAGAATGCCCTCCTCCTCATGGCCGCCAGCCCAGGTGATGTCATCAATGCATGCGAACAGCTTATTCCGGAGAATGCCGTTGAACCGTCCGAATACATGCTTCGGGTTAGTGATGATAGTGCCGTAATGCCGCCCAATGGCACTGATAAGGTAATCAGCGACAATTGTTTTGCCGGTGCCCTTTGACCCCCGCAATACCAAGGCCACCCCTGGAACTTGGGATGGCTTCTGAACCAGGTGCGACATCCAGTCGAGTAAGTATTGGTAGTGGTCTTGGTCCCCCTGGCAGACGTACTTCTCCAGGTGGCGGAGAAAATGCTCGCACCCGACCCTGAGCTGGTCTTCGGTCTTAGAGACCAATTTCTCGTTGGTTTCAAACCCCGCCCAAAGGTTCAGCATGTCATTCACTACAACTCCCTCACCCGGATTGAATGTGAGGCCGCTGTACTCTTCCCGCTGGGGGTATTCCTCCCAGACTGGGAAAGCCCGCTTCTCCTTAATAGCCCCCTTTGGGCCCCTGACCCTCAGCTTGTAGGTAGCGAACCAGGTGCGCGCGTCGGGCAAGGTCATCAGGGTTTTTGTCTTCTTGTTCCAAATCCTCACCCGCCCTTCGTCATGAATTACTGCAGCCTCCTGGTTAATTTGCTCCAGAACACTGCCAGACTTGAGCTCGAGCCATTCAATCACCCTCTCAGTGATATCCTTGCCCATGAGATCGATGAGTCGAGGAATGCCCGGCACTCGTTCATTGCGTTTGAGCCGCTCGCGCTGGTAGTGGGCCTTTAGCCGCATATCCAACTCTTCGTCTCCGGCCGCTTGCGCAATGGCCTCTAACCATTCATCAATTGCTTCTTCTTTCCAGTCAGCTCGGAGCAACAGACCACACAGCGCCACGGCCACTTCGTCTCGCTTACCCGGGACCCAACCGTGTTTAAGAACCAGGCACGCCGCCGCCAGGAGTTGGGCGCTGTACTCAAGATCGTCCTTACCGACGATAGTCGGGTCCTCGTCTTCCCAATTGGTCTCCCATCGAACCGTCTCACCGTCGGGGTGTTGACTTCCCGGCGCCATGGACTGTGCGCCCGTGGATCGAATCTCCAGGATCATGCCCCCGTCTCTCCCGGGCTCAAGGAATTTCTGCGTTCGGGATCCTTTAACAACGTAGAGGAAATGACTGCCTGGCCGAGACTGTCGACCATAAATCCACCCGGTGGTTGGGAGTAGATAAGGCGCTAGCCCCACCGCTTCGTCGGTGTCCAGGTCGATATCTGTAAGGTCGCCGCTTCGTTCGCCCAGGATGAAACCAATGTTGTGGGACTTAAACAGGTTGGCGTGATCGGGGGAAGTGATGACCTTTGACTGCCAGGCTTTCTTAGCTGGCTGCTTACTTTGAGGCTTGAGTTGTGTGAGTGCAAGACCTCGGTCAAGGTACTTAAATGCATATTCAGCTGTTCGGCTGGTCCTTGACTGTGGGAGCTTAATTACGGCCATGATTAGCTCCCTCCTTTAAGCCGTTTTCAGCTTAGCTGTCTTCTCCTGACCCCCACGCACCGCGATGGGAGCGGCCGAATTAACCACGCGCAGGTTGCGGGCCTTAGTCAGTCGCTTTCTCAGCAGGGGCATGATGAGGCTATAATAGTTGACGCCCTCAAGGGCGCAGAGGGTCTTGATATCGGTGAACTCCTCAAGGGAAACTTTGAAGCCAATGAAACGACGTTCGGGGTCTGACATGCCATGTCTCCAGGTTTGTGGGTTTGTGGGTTTGATGAGGGTGTGAATGGGTGGCGCGCCGTTTTTCAGCGGGAAATTCAATTATATTCCGGCGGTTACCTGGGTGTCAATTCTTCAACTTTTTATAGTCACCGTCGAGCAGTTTTGTGGGATAATGACCGTTCCTGGAGTTTTCACGTCATTGATTGGAGGGCTTGTGTCATGAATGCATTTAGTCTTGAAGAGTGGTTGTTCTTGGGATATGTTGTGGGTTTGTGCTTGACGCTCTGTGGATATCTTTGCATGATGCAATTAGTTGCCCAGGAGGATGACTGCCTAATGGAAGAGCTGCCCCTGAGCCTGTGGGCGTTCGCGATTCTATTGTCGGTGGTCTGGCCCGTCGGTGTCATCGTACTCACTCAAGCATGGATGGACAACGCCCATCTTCCTGATGATTGAGGGGGTAGGGGGGGCGATGGCCGTCTTGTAAGTTTTCTCTCTTAAGACTGTTGACAGGCCGGTAGCGGTATGAGACAATGGGTCCACGCTGAACCAACAGCCCAACTCGATCAAGCTACTAGGAGAATTCTCATGAACACCCCCGCTAAAATCACCGCCCGCCTGCTCCGTAACGCCAACAGCAACGTCTTCATCCTGGTTCGCCAAGGGGATGATGCTAACGAGTATCTGACGATGGGCAAGGGCGTTATTGAAGTTGTCTCCCTGCCCCACACTGATGTGGCGGATCTGACCGTTGTTAAGCAGTCGTTTCCTAAGGCCATCGCCACGTTTTCAAAATCGGTGCTGTTGAAGACCCCTCAGGCGATGCGCTGCCTGGCCGCTGCTAGTCTTAACCCTGAGCTGCGTGACTTCATGACTGGAAACGAGGAGCCCCAGAAGGTCACCAAGCGCGCCGCCAAGAAGGCTGCTAAGAAGGCGAAGGTCGACCTGACCGGCATGGTCACCGTTGCATCCCTGGCACGTGAGCTTGGGATTAACCCGCGCGAAGCCCGTGCCAAGATGCGGAAGGCAATGACGAAACCTGCCGCCGGATGGGTGTTTGAGGAGGCTCGTCGCGAAGAGATTGTGGCCGTCCTCCAGGGGGGTGATCGGGAAGTTGAACCGACGACTGAGCCGAAGGCCATGACGAAGAAGGCCCCCGTCACCAAGCGTGCTGGTGCTGGTGCTGGGAAATTGACCTCTAAGCGCGTTGTTAAAAAGGCTGCATGATGTCCCTCACCAGGCGCTTTCCGATCTCCCGGCGCCTGGTCTTCACCCCTGGCTCATGTGGGTCAGGGGATTTTTTTAAGGAGCTGAGCATGATAACCAATAAGCAGATTGTTTTACTCACTGAGGCAGTTAATGAGGCTGAGGCCTGGCGAGGTTCGCTAGTTGGTCACCCCGACTATCGAGTATTGATTGACTTCGACCGGCGGGTGGCCGAGATGCGCGCCGCATTGGATCAGGTAGTCGCTGACCGCAAATTGCTGAAGAGACTGATGAAGCTCCCAGGCGCCGCGGATGTGGCTGGGGGCGTTACCCGGAAAGGGGGAGAGAAGTCATGATGGGCGCCGCTATCTTTATTGGGTTGGTCCTTCTGGCCTTTGTCACATTTGCTGCCCCCAGGTTTGTGTCTGGGTTGGTGTTCCTGTTTCTTCCTCTTAGTCTGGCTCTGTATCACCTCATGAGGGCCCTTGGGCTTGACTATTTCATCTCGCCATGGTGGTCACTGGCACCGGGTACCTTGATCCTGGCCATCTTAGCCTGGAACGACCATCGGGCCTACATTGAGGAGGAGAGGGTTATCGAACAGTCGTTGGGTGCACCGCGTTGAGTAGGGGGGATGGGCTGCCAGCAGGGGTTAAGAAGGCGTTCTCGCGACGCGGGAGTAAGTTGGTGATAGTCTACACCTGCGATACCGTCGAGGCCCGCACAGAGGCTGTAGACACGTTTAAGCAGGGGTACCGGGGTATCCTCGACTGGTATAGTGTCACTGAGCACGCCCCCAGGGTGGTGGTGCGTGATGGGGAACCGCGCCTGGAGCACGTGGCTGAAGTCGTTGTCTACTGAGTCTGGGCGAGGATGGGGGGGCGTTTTGATGGGGTTTTACGCGGCTCACGGGAGCTAACGGTTGAGAAAGGGGGGCAGAAACTGCCCTTTTTTTGTGCTCTTTTTTATCCTAGAAGGATTTAGGTAGTATGCCGGAAGGATTGAAAACGTTTACGTTAAGAGTGTTTACAGTAACAAATAACGCAAACATTTCATTAGGTGTTTACGGCATTTACGGCATAAAAAGTGAGAAAAGGGTCAAAAAACACAGCGGGAGACACCTGTGGTATTACAAAATTTTTTATTACTTTAGTTATACGTTTCTATACGTGTTAGTATGAGGAAATTTACCTTAAGGGAACTGTGGGGTGTAAAGGGCGAGGGAGCTTAGATGTCATATAAAACCAGGATTATTAGTATGGTGTTTACTGTTGTTTACAGCATTTACAGTAAAAATGATTTGAAGTTAAAAGGTGCTTTTTTTGCTTAGAGGAGAGTCGCTTTTGAAAATTTTTTATATAAATGAAACTGAAAAATGCCGTAAACGCGTAAATTCGTAAAAATTTTTTCGTCTCTCAAAAAAAATTTTGAATTTTGGAGACCAACTAGGAAAATGCTGTAAATGCCGTAAATGCCGTAAATAAGCTCATTTCGCGTTGGCCATATTACCCATCTCGGGGGCACGGAGAACTTAGGGGGAAATGACTGCCTAGCGGCAGAGAAAGTGACTAATACCTGAAATTTAATAATCCGATATAATGGGGGTTCATTTAATGGAGGACCACTCTAATGCCCGATATCCGTCAAGACCCCGCCTGCACTACCCCCAACCTGGAGGAGCTGAGCGTTGAGGAGCTGCGGGAGCTGGCTGAGCAGCTCATGGAGCGAACTCAGAAGCTGTTGGGCTTTTTGGGGCAGGTTGACCAACTCTGCGTGTTTTGGCAATCCTGCGTGGCTGTGCTTGTGCATAAATTTGGCCAGAACCACGAGCTGACCATCACCCCTGAAGATAGCGCCTCGTTTCTTCAGACTAAACGAACATACGTTTGGTATCAGGAGAAGCCGGATGAGCTTACTGGGGGCCCCTCATCCTTTCACTTCAACATCCTGACTCATGAAGAGAACCAGAAGCGGCTGGCGGAGTGTGAGGAGGGATCATGCATTTTGTCGTCTGAGCCCTACGATCTGGGCCAGATTATCCTGCCGACGGGCCCCACGGTTAATTAGGCCCACAACCCCCCCTGGAGAAACCCCCTATGCCTGAAACCGACGCAGCAAAGGTGCTACTGCTGGTGCTTGAGTTGAAATCAGTTGATAGGCTCCCGACTGGAGGGGCTCGGGCAACATTTGTTCTGGACCACTACGATCCAGTCATGTTGCCCGCGGACTACGTTAGTAAATACAGCCCACAGCCCGGGGGGTACTTTGTTCGATACTTCGACAACCCCCTGGCGCTGCAGCCTGCAACCTACGACTACTTGCCCAACTCTGACTTGGCGCAACAGGCGTTCCCTGGGAGGCCTTTTTTCTATGTTCCCATTAAAGGGGAAGACTGTGAAGATGATTAAGACTTGGATACAGCGATATCAGCTGTGGGGGCTCCAGCGGCGGCTAGACTATGTTGAGGAGCTGATTGAGCACCACAACAGCTTAAGTGCCGCCTACCAGGCGAGACGGCAAGCCCTGTACTACCGGTGGTGTCTCTTGGAGATTGAAGGGGCTATCCAACAGTACGGGCATGAGGAGCCCTCAGTCAATTGGCAACAGCCTAGCTAAGGGAGAAATGGATGGGCACCACAGACACCGAATTCCTGGATACGTTTAGGCGCCATGGGGCCCTGACAGCTAGCCAGCTGGGGAGCCACCTGGGTATAACGGCGCGTAACGTCCACAAGCGGCTACGGCGCCTCGAGCTTGAGGGGAAGGTAGTGCGGGTAGGGGAGATCGTAGGCGATGATCGTCGCCCCCCTGAGGGGCTATTTGGGCTCCCCTTGACCTTTAGTAACCCTGAAGACATCTTCACCTTAAAGGGCCAGCTACTGTCCGCGCAATACCGGAGCCAGACCCTCCGCCGTCCCTACCTCCGGCGCCAGGAACCTTCGGGGGGGTCATCCCCATCTGAGAAGCCAGCTAAGACGAGGAGATCGTTGCGTGCCAACCGGGAGCGGTGACCGGGAGCGGGCCTTTCTCCGGACATATACCCGCGGGTAGGTTTAGTGATAGAATGGTTCTGAACATTAAATACGGAGAATGTCATGGCTTCTGATGAACACTCAAGACAGGCCTATTTGGAAGAGTTCGTGTTTCCTACGTTTCCTAAGCGATCCCTTGCAGCGGACGTGGCGGCGGCTATCATGAAGCGGTACCGGGAAAAGGGCGATGCTGAGCTGGCCCCGTATTTTGAACCCGACGAGGAGCCCGACAAGGATCTCGACGAGGATATCGACTGTGATGACTAACCCTGGGGCTCGCTCGCAGCTTACTGAGGGGGGCGCCAGAGATCCCGACATGTCCCTGGCGTGGGGCCTGTACGGAACTACGTGGGTGAGCTTCCTTACTGACCTGAACTTGCTCACCGTCACTCTTAGCCTGGGCTGTATCCTAGCGGCCGCGCAGGCGATCTACCTCACGTACATTGAGGTCTACCTGTGGGAACAGGCCGGGCAGGCCTTAGAACACGACGCGTTAGTTGAGTACCAGAGAAAGGGGGGGGTGCGCATCGCCAATGAATCCGCCGGGGGCTCCCCCCCTTGAGAGTCGTCAGGTTATTATCAATTCAACAGAAACCAGTAGCAAGTTGATAGAAACCAGTAGCAGGTTGATAGAACATCAGGGTATTCTCATCTCGTCCGACTTGAATAAGCGGTCAGATAGACTTGGGGTTTTCAACGACAGACGCGGGGAAATGGAAAATGACTGACTACGACGGGCTATGCGAGCCGGAGACGGACTTTTCGCGGCAGGACCACAGGTGCATGCCGTGGGCGCGCAACGATGGAAGCAGCGTGCTGTTCAAGCGCCTGCCGCACAACGGCTGAATTGTGCGGCCCGCGTCAGTGGGTCCGAACGAATGATGAGTTGGGCGTAACGCCCGAAGGAAACTGGAATGGACACAAATAAACTGACGCTGAAAGCCCGCAGCATCGCACGATGCCTGACCTACAACGACGACGACGCGCCGCAAGCGGAGGCAAAACACATGCTCCTAGAAATGGCGCACCGACTCGACACGCTGAACATTCGCGCCCACAAGAAGGCGGATGGCCTGCTGCTCATCAACGGCATCGGCAAGGCGCGGTACGCCACGCTGAAAGAGCGGATTTTGTTCTGGCTGTTCGGCGTGCTTCCGCGCGAAGTGTGACGCCCAACGCAGAGCTGTGCGGCGTGCGCAGCACGTCCGAACGAGCGCCGGGTTATGCCTCGGCGCCAAATACGGAGGAATGACATGGACCATCTGATTGACGACAGCGACCGGCTGAAGCCCTGCCCGTTTTGCGGCAGCGACACCTTGCGCTTCCGACGAGGTGTACCTCGCTGCAAGAGATGCAGAGCGGTGTTTCTGGTGGACTTCTCACGGTACATGCGCCGCGAGAGAACGCTTAGGTGATGGGCCGAGGCAAGCGGAGCTTGCCGAAGGTCCAGCGCGAAGCGCGACATCGACCGCCGTGTTGGGCGGCATTTCAAAGGAGAAAGACATGAACGGACGAATACTTACCTGCGTTTATTGCGGGCACGAATACCCGCAGGGCACCCCGGCGGCTGGAAGTGAGGTACTGACCGAGCACATCAAGGTTTGCGAGCGCCACCCGATGCGAAAGGCAGAGGCCGATATTGCCCTGCTGCGCTCCGCGCTGGTTGGCCTGATCGGAGCCGACAGCGAACAGGAACTGCGGACGATGGAAGCAACGATGCGCCTGCTGCCAGCACCGGACGCCGATAAGGCGGTGAGCATCAACGCGATTCACGCGCTGCTGGCGACAATGCCGCACAACGCCGGAAATAACGCGACGGCGAAGCCGTCCGCTGGAAGCAGTGGTTAGGTGGGCATTCCGCAACAGTGTGGGCTTTTTGATGCCGAAGAGACCCCGATACCGCCGAAGCCGAACCCGCATGCCGGCGCGCGCTGGCGGAGATGAAGGTCATAGACAACGGGGAAAATACGGTGGTGGCGTACTGCCGACCTTCCAGAGATTCGGAGAGAACGAAATGACTGACTACGAAAAGTTAGAGGCACGGCTGGCCAACACGGAAAGGGCCATGAGCATATTGGCAGCAATTCTAGTGGAATCCCAGCCGCCTAACGCGCAAGACAAGATCCACGACACCTTTACTGACTATTGCGCCGCAAATGATAGTCTCGGTGCCAACTTCCGGACAAGAGAGTTCGTTTGCGCTGAGGAGACTGAAAAATGACCGACTACAAAAAGCTGGAAGAGGAGCTGGCTAACACCCAAAAAGCTATGCTGCTGATTTGTGACGCGATTGGCCTCCTTTGCGCCAACTGGACTGAAAGTCTCACTTGCGACGAGCTTAGTGAGCCCCGCCCCCAGCTTTGCCGCTCAATCAGTACTAGCGGTGAGCGCGAGGAGGAGTTGAGAGCTGAGGTCGAGCGGCTGCTTACTGAGTTGGCGGCCCTGGAGGCACAAGAACCCGTGGCTTGGGCGAGAAACCTAGACGATCCGCAGCCGCAGGCAGTCAGTAAGCTGATTTACAGGCCAAGCAACTCCCCCCCGTCTGACTACATTCCACTCTACCGTGCCGCTGGCGCGCAGGGCGCCAACGGTTGGGGCCACCTGAGGCAATACGGCTACGCCCCCGGCAACTACATGGGCCTGTGTGGCAAGTGCGGCAAGGTGTGCTACGACATGGATAAACGGGCAATCACCTGTCGGTCGTGCGCCGAAGCCATGCACGCAGGTAAGACTGTACCGGAGGGCTGGCAACTCGTTCCTAAGAGTATCCACCCCCTGAATAACGACGACTGCAAAGAAGTCATGGATTTGCTCCACAACCCGCCGTCTGCAATCCGAAATCACCCATCGTTAAAGCCCTTCGACGACAAGTGCGATTACTACGATTACTGGTGGGGCGCACTGCTTGCCGCTGCACCAAAACTGGCACATCAGGAGACCCCATGATCGAAGCTAAAATCATTGCTGATTCAATTTCTGAGACTGGCAAACGTATTACCACTTTCCAACTCAAGTATTGGCGGGCAATCCATAGCGAATTCATGACTCATCGTGTCTTCAGTCGCAATGCTTCGTCATCCCGAGCCATTCCAGTTACAAAGCTGGTAGACGCAACCCTTGCAGACCCAGCAATGCCTATTCATTGGGGAGCTAAACAATCGGGTATGCAAGCAGACCATGAATGTGACGCACTTATTGAAGTGCCGGTCCATCTTCGCGAGGCTTGGCGACAATTTTACCCCGCCGCCGCTCAGACATACTTTGCCACACGGGCGCAGTGGTGATATTTCGGCACATGGCTATCTGCACAGATTTGCATCGGATTTGATAAAGCTGGATATCACAAACAAATTGCAAACCGTCAGCTTGAACATAGCCATCACATTAGTATCGTCGTGACTGCTACTGAGTGGGATAACTTCTTTGAATTGCGTTGCCACCCGGATGCACAGCCTGAGATGCAAGACTTGGCGCTTCGAATGCGCGAAGCAATGAACGCGTCCACACCCACCCTGCTTCGTGAAGGCGAGTGGCACCTTCCATATGTTACAGATCAGGAGCTTTCAGAGATCTTAGAAAACTCTCGTAGTGAGAGCAAGGGTTTGGAGTTGATACGTAAAGTGTCCGCTGCGCGTTGTTGTAGGGTGAGTTACCTGAGACATGATGGCTTGAAAGCTACCATTGGAGAGGAGCTGGCGCTGTGTGACCGACTTATTGGCGCCAACCCGATTCACGCCAGTCCATTTGAGCACCAAGCTACCCCGGACGTGTATGCTTATCGCGCGGCCCCCACCTGGATGAGCGCAGGTCTGCATGGGAATCTTGTGGGCTGGATTCAGTATCGTAAGTTGATTGAGTCGAGGTTTAATCATGGTGAATGAAGAGACAAAGGTAATACAGGGCAGTCATTTGGGAATCGCAGCCACGACACCTGTCCACATCAGACAAACGAAAGACGGGGGCTTTAAGGCTCGTTGCGGGGTCGCGATAATGGGTTGCAGAAACATGAATGAGGCTGAAATGAACGAGGCCAACCATGATCCGTTTCATCCAGGGTTCTACGACAACTGGGCTGAGGGTGAGGGAGTGACTGAGGAAGGCGCGCTAGCGGCACTGAAAGACGACATGCAGCAGATGGCAGATAGCCTGTGGGAGATTTAGGAAACGAGATTATGACTGCATCAGAATTGATAACTCAACTTCAGGGGATGATCGAAAAACAGGAGATCACCCCTGACGCGAACGTAATGCTGCAAGGCCCCGGACAGGACGCGAGCACAATGGGGGTACTGACGTGGTTGGCCCCTCGTATCCCGTTACTCGCAGGAGGAATACCGAACGGCATCATCTTGGTATCGGAGAGGCCCCCCCTGTTTGGCAGGGACGCCGAACGAGAAGTTGAGTTGGTGGGGGAGCCCGAGGTTCAAAAAACGTCTCGAGTGCCGGAGGGGTACGCCTTGATCCCTAAGAACGTCTCGCCGGCAATGGGGGCTATTTATACCAATGAAGGTTGTGTTTACCAAACCGCGCAAGAACTTCATGATGCGCTACTGACCTGTGTTTCCCATGAGTGGGTGAGAGGGCTGAAATAAAGATCCTTAATGGGTAGGAGAGGCTGATGAGTGACGAGCGAGTTAAAGCTGGGATTCAAGTCACACCCTTGACCGACCCTTCGAATAACGCCAGGGCCCTTAAGGGTTCCTGGCACCCTGTAGCCCAAGATCTGTGCCGGGCAAACGAGCACATTGAGGGCATTATCCACTGGCAACTCCGAGTTGCCTTTGCTTGGTGGCGCGCCTGCGTGCGCGCTGCTTTAGGGGTTTGAATATGAGTATCCACACTGACCGCAACGGGGTCGCCGTCAACGCGATCTCTTGCACCGCCAACGGCGACGATGTGACCGGGCACCTCTACCAAGTGCTCCACGGTCGGACGACAAGCGAATTGTGTTTCCAACAAGGCCCGGTGAAGGAGTGCGGCGTAAATGGTCTGACCAACGAGGCGCGGCAAGTCGAAGGGGGGGCTAAAGCATGAGCAACGAACAACTTGATGAGTTTAACCCCCAAGCTAAGGATCCGGCGCCTCGGGTATCTCTGGCCGACATTGAGGCAAATATTGCTAGTGAATACTACTTCACGGCAGGGCACGGTGTGGAGGGTGCCATGGCGCGCAGTGAGCTGTGGGCTCGGTATGATGATGCAAATCACGGGGCCGATAGGCTTCGTTTGCTGACTTTCTGTGTTCTCATCCTGCGCAACGGCTTCACCGTGACCGGTGAGTCGGCTTGCGTTAGCCCGGAGAATTTCGATGCCGGGGTCGGCCGCAAGATCGCCCGGCAGAACGCTGTAGCGAAGATGTGGCCGCTCATGGGATACGAACTGCAAGAGCGGCTAAGCCGCTAAGCCCAAGGCAATAAAACCTGGCTAAGTTTGAAATGGATTGACATCCCCCGGTTAATGTGATATTAACGCGTGAATCGCACACATTAACCGGAGCCTTCTCCAGTGGCCATCAAGAAAGCCACCCCTGGCCGACAATCCCGATCCTTTGACCAGTTCAACGCCCGCCACCTGGCTAGGCAGTATTGCGCAGACGCAATCGCTGAGGTGGCCAGGATTGCCATGGGGCGCCGCACGCTTGACACCCACATCGTTGAATTCAACAGCAAAGCCGACTCCTTACTACGTGCCCTGAAGTCCAGAAAGCTTGACGGGCATAGCGCGGCTGAGCAGCTTCAGCACCTCGTCAGTCGGGTTAACTGCCCGCCGGGGGACAGCGACATTATCCGAGCCAGTGACATCCTCCTTAATAGGGGGTGGGGACGCCCTACCAATGAGGGACTGGATTTTGAGGCATATATTGGCATGGACGATGAGAAAGCCCGTGAGCACGTTCAAGCGGCTCTCGTGGCAAGGGCAATTCAAGGAGACGTGGCTGCCCAACAAGCGTACCTGAGACTGCCAACTAAGCTGGAGGTTGGAATCCTCGGCGACGAACAATTAGATGCGGGTCTGCTCGATGAATCAGAGCTGGCTCTTTTTCTATCCTTGGTTGAGAAGATGCGACCATCACAAATAGACAAAGGTTAGGTCATGCCAACTAATATACGGGGCGCCCTTCACCTCCTGGATCAGTTTGCCAAGCTGTTAGGCAAATCTGAACCTAACATGGCCCGGGCTGAGCAACTAATTCAGGCCATGCCCCACGCTACTGAGGTATACGCCCCGAGCACCCTGGCGCGGGCAATCCAGAACACCCCTGAAGGGAACCTTCTAGGAATTACCCCGAGTGAATTTGGGCAACTGGCCGTGGAACCCGGAAACCAACTCAACCCTGACCGGATTGAGCAATACTACCAGCTCCTGACTCAGGGCAATGGGGACCGGTTCCCGACGATGCCATTCCTTGCTGTAGAACAATACCCAGACGAGTTCGCCCAGGTCTTGGGGCATGATGGGCGACATCGGAATCTGGCCTTAGCGCGGCGATACGGTGAGGGTGTTCCGTTCCCTGTCCGACTTGAATCGTTCCTGGAGGGCAAGCGGTCCCCCTACCGAATTGAAGGGCCGAGCCTGGTGAGTGAGGCCGATGAGGACGAGTTCCTCGATTTGATGAGTAAACCCCGGTTTGCAGGGGGCGGTTTCGTTCGTGGAGCGCTGAGTGCAGTAAAAACCTCTATGAAAGGGGCTGATGAGGCCGAAAAATCGCATGGCAGGGCCAGCAAACGCGAGAATCTGGGTGACTTGGTGCCCGCCCCCTCTGAAAATCGCCAGAAGACGGGCGCCCTGAAGCAGCTCCGTACCTTGGGTTCTCAATAAAACCATGAAATTTTCTGCCCAGGAGCTGAATTCACTCGCGAAAACGGTCGAAAAAGAGCGTGCTAGGCGCTCGTATCGCTCGCTGGTGGATTTTTCCAGACGTGCCTGGCAGATAATCGAATCGCGAGGAAACTACCGTCACAACTGGCACATTGAAGTCATCACGGAGCACCTTGAGATGGTGTTCCGCCGGGAGATTCCCAACCTCCTGATGAATGTGCCCCCGGGCGCCATGAAGTCCATTCTCACGTCGGTGATGTTTCCGGCTTGGGGGTGGACTTTGAAACCCGATGCCCGGTTCTTGTCCGCGTCCTATGGTCAGGACTTGTCTACCCGAGACGCGCTGAAGTCGAGGGTCATTATCGAGTCGGATTGGTACCAAGACCTATGGGGAAGTGCGGTGCAGATAGACCGAGGTCAGAACCAGAAAACCAAATACCAGAACACTGCCGGGGGGTGGCGAATGGCCACTTCTGTAGGGGGTCGAGGTACAGGTGAGCATCCGGACTACAAAATTATCGATGATCCTCATAATGTGCGTGAGGCCGAGTCCGACACCGAACGGGAAACTGGTATTGACTGGTATGACCTTACAATGTCGTCTCGGGGGGTGGCCCGAGATGCCGCTGATATTGTCGTCATGCAGCGACTCCATGAATTGGACCTCTCTGGCCACATCATGAAGAAGCCCGAGTTTGAGACTGAGTGGGAGCATATCTGTATTCCTATGCGATGGGAGCCTAACAGATATACCTCTACTGTTGGTGAAGACCCCCGGGAAGAGCCCGGTGAGCTGCTGTGGCCGGAGCTTTTCAGCGAGCGAAAGGTCAAAACCCTTGAGACAAACCTGGGTGAGTACGGCGCGGCAGGGCAATTGCAGCAGAGACCCGCGCCCCCGGGCGGGGGTATTCTCAAAATTAAGCACATTCAGAAGTGGCCAAACCACCGACCTTTGCCCGGTTTTGAGTTAATTATCCAATCTTATGACACTGCGTTCAAAGAACCGACGAAAAATGAGCTGAAAAAGGCTAAACCAGACCCGTCGGCATGCTCAACCTGGGGTATTTTTGAGATTCCGGGCCAAAACGGGGGCCGTGGAATCATCCTGCTGGACGCGTGGGCTGAGCATTTGAGCTATCCTAAGCTCCGGAAGAAAGTCATCAACGACTGGAAGGCCTTCTACGGTGGCAGCGATAATGACTCACGCCGGGGCAAGCGGGCTGATGTTCTCCTGGTGGAGGACAAGGCCAGTGGCCAATCGCTCATTCAGGATTTGCATAATGCCAACATTCCAGTCGAAAGCTATAACCCTGGAAAGGCGGGCAAGACCGAACGTGCTCATATTGTGGCCCCGTTGTTTGAGCTGGATGTGCTCTATATCCCCGAAAGCTCAGCCCGACCTGGGGAGTTCATCTCCTGGGCTAAGCCCCTGGTGGATCAGGTTGAGAAGTTCCCCCACGCTGAAAATGATGATTTGACTGATACGCTCACTCAGATGCTGATGTATGTCAAGAACCACCGCCTCATTGAAATGCCTATCTACGAGGATGATGAGGAGGAATTTGAATCCTCTAACGATAGTCGGGGCAACCCGTACTCATGAGGTAGCCATGGACCGACAAGAATGGATTGAAGCGCTGGACATCCTGCTTAAAGAACGACAGGCGAATAGCGACTACGCTGATGAGCTCCATAGAGTCAATCGAGCTAACCAGGTGGAATATCCTTCAACAGATGATCCCTGGTTTGTTCCGAAGATGATTGGCAAGGGGGCTCTTCAGTTTCTCCGGGACGATGAGGAACTGAATCGGGACTCCAAGACCAAAATCCTGGGCACGGAGGTGGGAACGCCCAGCCTAAAAGAAGGCCTTATGTTTGCACTCCTCCCCCTGCTGGGACCAATTCCTGAGGCCTTGGGGATGGGGTTGGCAGCTCGGGCGGGTTCGGGGGCCCTGTTAAACACCGCGGCCTCACTTCCATTTTACGCCATGGACCCCGATCAGGCCGACCCCCTCATGGACGCGGCTATGGGGGCTGGAATAGGTGCAGCGGGATTTCCGGGAATGGTAGTAGGGGGCGCCCTTAGCTGGTCCCCGGAGCTTGAGGCCGGCTTATCTGGAGATGATCGAGGGCCTTCCACCTTTGACCCAACGCAGTATCGCCGGTTTGGTCGTAATTGGGAGCCCTTCGAGTATGCCGGCGGGGGTTTAGTGCGCGCCTTAGGTAAGCAGCTCCAGGAGTGGGCGCAAGATAATCAGAAGGCGTTCTTGGACCATTCGTTTGAAGACTGGTTGCCCCTCACCGGGGATCATATACTCGAAGCTGAGGACCTGGCTAGAAAAGACCTGGAGAGGTTGATGACGACTGACCCTTGGTCAGTGATCCGGGGTAAACGATATGCTGAGGGTGGGCGGGTTGTCGACTCCCGGTTGATTATTCGTCAATTTGGGGGTAAAATAAATGACGGGAGTCGCGTAGGACCTAAGGAAATTATTATGCAATATGGAGGCCAATATGCCTGATGCGGGCGACCAGCCGGAGCTGCTGGACGAAGGTACCTCGCTGCTTGAGGAGTTGATTGAGAACGAAGATGGCAGTGTAACTATCTTGGGACTTAGCGGGGAACTTGAAGATAGTGAGTTTGAGGCCAACCTGGCGGAGAGCATGAGTGAAGCCCAGCTGGATAAGGTTGCCCTGGAACTGCTCGACTTGATTGACATTGATCGAGAGTCCCGCACCCGTCGTGATGAGCAGTACGCGGAAGGCCTGCGGCGCACTGGTCTTGGTGATGAGCTTCCAGCTAAGGCGGACTTTCCAGGGGCCAGTGACGCGGTCCACCCGGTGTTGGCGGAAGCCTGTGTTGATTATTCATCCTCCATGGTGAAGGAGGTGTTCCCCCCTGACGGTCCGGTGAAGACCAAAATCTCGGGATACGATGAGGACCCCGACAAGCTGGAACGTGCTGAGCGCAAGCGCGACTTCCTCAACTGGCAGCTCACTGAGCAGATGCCGGAGTATCGCTCCTCCTTAGAGGTGCTGGCTACCCAACAGCCGCTTGGTGGCTCCCAGTTCCTTAAGTTCTGGCATGATCCGGTTCGTAATCGGCCGTGCTGTGAGTTTCTTCCCATTGACCGGGTGTTCCTGCCTTTCTTCGCTACGTCCTTTGATACCACCCCTCGGGCCACCTTGATGGTGACCATGACTGAATCGCAATATCGTAAGCGGGTTCGGTCGGGGCTGTACCGTGATGTGGACATCCTGGCCCCCAGCCTGTCTCCTGACGGTACCTCCTCTGAGGCCGCCAACGACAGCATTGAGGGTAGATCTAGCGATGCTTACAATGAGGATGGCCTTCGTACGGCCTATGAGGTCTATGTTGAGTACGAGCTGGAGGAAGACGAAGACCCGCTGCCGTACATCATCACCATTGATGAGCATTCCCAGAAGGTGTTGTCAATCTACCGCAACTGGGATGAGCAAGACTCGGCGAAGGAAAGGCTAGAATGGATTGTTGAGTGGCCGTTTATTCCGTGGAGGGGTGCCTACGGCATCGGCTTGTACCACTTGATCGGAGGTCTTAGCAAAGCCGCCACTGGTGCGCTGCGTGCACTGCTGGACAGTGCCCACATCAACAACTTTCCGGCGGGCGTCCGACTGAAGGGGGCGGGCCGTGGTGCTGGGCAAACGATCCGCTTGAGTCCTACCGAGTTGGCTGAGATCGAGGGGTCAGCTGGGGTGGATGACATTCGGAAGCTGGTGATGGGAATGCCGTTCAATCCGCCCAGCCCGGTGCTGTTCCAGCTGCTGGGGTTTGTGGTTGAGGCCGCCAAGGGCGTGGTTGCTGTTGCCGACGAGAAAATTGGTGACGCTACTAATCAGATGCCCGTCGGCACCGCCCTGGCGCTCATTGAGCAGGGGTCGAAGGTCTTTTCCGCCATTCACGCCCGCCAACACGTAGCTCAGGCTCGGGTGTTGAAGATCCTCTGTCGCCTGAACGCTCAGAATTTCGACGAAGAGATTCAGATTCGTAGGTTTGGTCAGGTGATTGTTACCAGGGAGGATTTCCTGGATAGCTCTGACATTGTTCCTGTGTCCGACCCCAACATCTATAGTGAGTCTCAGCGATACGCTCAGATTCAAGGGGTGCTGCAGATGGCAGCTGACCAAACTGTGGGCTGGGATCGGGTAGCAATCTACCGTCGGATGCTCCGCATTATGCACGTGGATAATCCTGATGAGTTGCTGCCCCCACAACCCGACCCGGTGTCAGCTGACCCCATCACGGAGGTGGTAGCAGCCATGTCGGGGCAGCAGGTTAAGGCTCACCCGCAGATGCCTCACTTGCAGCATATCCACGAAGAGTTGGCCTATGTGCTGGACCCCGTTTTCGGGGCTGCCAATCCTACCAACATGAACCCGGGGTTTCAGGTAATCATGTCTGACGTTAAGCAACATCTTCTCTTCCTGTTTCAGCAGCTAAAGACTCAGGCCACCCAAATGGCCACCCAGTCGATTATGCAAGTCGTGATGCAGAAGTATGCTGGAACCGACCCTGAGGTAGCCCAACCAGCTATTGAGCAAGACATGCAGAGTCCTCCTGTGCAGGGGGCCATTCAGCAACAGACTCAAAACTTATACCAGCAACAAGTGCAGGGCCTTCAAGGACTGGTTGAGATGATGAGTCGGGCAGATGAGCTGGTTAAACAGCGGACCCCGCAGCCCCCTCCGCCACCCGAGATTGGTCTACAGCTTCAAGTGGCTCAAATGGAGAATCAGCGCCGCACTCAGCTGGATCAGGCCACCCTCCAGCTGAAGGGGCAACAGCAGCAGCTGGATCAGCAAATGGATCAGTATCGGCTGCAGATGGAGAGTCAACAGCAGTCCTTCGACCAGCAACTGGCCCGGGTCGGTCAAAGCCTTGAGACTTTTGCCTCCCAACATGCACAACAGGTTGAAACTCAGAAGAACCGGGAGGATAACCAGCAACATCAGATGACTGAGCTGCTGAAGAATCATGAGGATAATCAGACTAACCTCCTGATGGAGCAGATGAGGCAGGAAGGCCTGCAGAGTCGTAATGAGCTTCAAGAGTCGATGAAGGCTTATCAACATCAAATGGATAGACTGGTTCAACTGCTCGATATGAGAACTAACGGCAATGAGAACTTTAACCCAGTTAAGGAGTAACCACCATGTCTAAGTTTGTAGACAATACCACCGGCTTCGAGACATTAACCTTGCGTAACCAATCACCCCTGATTTACGCTGGTAGTAATTGTGGGTACGGGCTCATGCCTCCCCATGAGTTCAAGTTGGGGGCGCGACTTGAGGTTGGCTCAGCAGCAACCGTGGAGGTCTATACCTCTTCGGACAACTTTGTTACCAAGAACCTGGTAGCCACTTTTGACCTGGATACCCCGGGTGAGTGGGTAACCACTGGACGGCTGGTGAGTGATGACCTAACGATTCGAGGTCGGGTAGTTGAGAGCGGTGTGACCGTTTCTTTAGTTATTGGAGGGTAAGAAAAGTGGGTACTGTAACTTTAACGGTGAATATTAGAAGCCAAGCTGAGGCGGTCTTTAATCCTGACACCGGGGAGACTGAAATAATTGGCCCGAACGGTCAGCCGATTAGTGTGGGAGGTGGTGCAGGTATTCAACCCGATGCTACCGGTACACTAGCTGGTCGTAGCTCTCATGATGGT